GAGCAGAAAAGCAAGGTATGGCAGTAATGCTTGAAAACCAAGCTTCACAACTTCTCCAAGAAAACTCATACACCAACCTCGCAGGCACCGCAGGTGAACAATGGGCAGGTGTAGCACTTCCATTAGTTCGTAAGGTCTTCGGTTCAATCGCAGCTAAGAACTTCGTATCAGTCCAACCAATGAACCTTCCTTCAGGACTTGTGTTCTACATGGACTTCAAGTACGGCACAACTGTAAACGGAAAGACCTCAGGAACCTCACTCTATGGTAACGCACTTGGTTCACCATTTGGTGGCTTCGGTAACTCAGATGAAGGCGGCTTATACGGTGCAGGTCAATTTGCTTACACAGTAAATGATGCATCTTTGACCGGATTAACTACAGCTCCAGCATCTGCATCAGCATTATCAGACATCAACTTCAACTCAGATTACTCTGCTTCATTAGCAGCAGGTAACCTCTCAAAGTACTCAATCGCAACCAGTTCATTCACTGGTCTTGACAAGCTCGCAGTCCGCTCATTCATCCCATCAGGATCAGTAGTTGACTTCGCAGCATTAGTACTTCCAGAATTCACCAAGATTGTTGGTGCAAACGTAGTGTTTATCGTTAACACCAACGTAGCAGCAGGCAAGACCATCAACTCAGTTGCATACAGTAAGCAACCAACAGAATCAACCCGTGGTGACTTCGAAGATACAACTGGTGCAGATTTGAACATCCCACAAATCGACTTAGAACTTAAGTCAGAAACAATCGTTGCTAAGACCCGTAAGTTGAAGGCAGTCTGGTCACCAGAACTTGCACAAGACTTGAACGCTTACCACAGTGTTGATGCAGAAGCAGAATTAACAGCAATGTTAAGTGATTACATCTCAACCGAAATTGACCTTGAAATCCTTGATATGTTAATTGCAGCTGTTCCTTCACAAACCACTGAATACTGGTCAGCTGAAATCGGTCGTGTGTACGACTCAACATCTGGTGCATTCGCAGCATCATCATATACTGGTACTGCATGGACCAACATGACCTGGTTCCAAACCCTCGGTCAAAAGATGCAAAAGGTCAGTAACAAGATTCATCAACTCACCATGCGTGGTGGTGCAAACTTCGCAGTATGTTCACCAACCGTCGCAACAATCCTCGAAACCATCCCAGGCTTCATGGCAAACACCGATGGTGACAAGATGGAATTCGCAGGTGGCGTAACCAAGGTTGGTTCATTCCAAAACCGTTACACCATCTACAAGAACCCATACATGAAGGAAAACACATTGTTGATGGGCTTCCGTGGAAGTAACTTCCTCGAAACCGGTGCAGTATACGCACCATATATCCCACTCATCATGACTCCGCTCGTGTATGACCCAAACAACTTCACACCACGCCGTGGTGTAATGACCCGTTACGCAAAGAAGGTAGTACGCCCAGAATTCTTCGGAAAGGTGTACATCGACGGATTAAACTTAATCTAATCCTCATAGTAACGGTGGGAATAAATGGGGTGGCCGAAAGGTCACCCTTTTTATTTGCCTTAAAATACTACTTAATGATTTAATAAAACTATTTATTGTAAGTCCCTAATTAGAGATTATTATGGAAACACAAGAACCAATATTCTATGATGGTAGTCCTTCAAATCCATTTGGAATAACTCCATTCGGATTCTATGATAGCGATTCTGAATTCCAAACGGATGCTCCAAGAGCAGCAGAATTCGTTGCAAGAAAACTTGGATGGCCTGTTGTAGAAGTTGAATTAATTGATAAACAAATTTATGCGTGTTTTGAAGAAGCTATTACCACATATGGTAATCAAGTCAATCAATTTAATGCGCGTGAACATATGATGACTTTACAAGGGGTATCAACAGCTACTTCCGCAACACAACGTAATATCGTCGGGTCTGCTATTCCACAAGTAGTAAAGTTAGCAACAGACTATGGCGTAGAAGCACAATCTGGTGGTGATGTTACCGTAAAACAAGGTTATATCTCTGCTTCTATGGGTACACAAAGTTATGACATTAAAACTTTGTGGGCAGATGTTAGTGAAAGTGGTAAGAAGTTAGAAATTCGTCGTATTTACCATTACATGCCACCAGCAGTCGCTCGTTACTATGACCCGTTCGCAACAACTGGTCTTGGGTTGACTAACTTGATGGCAGAATTTGGATTCGATGGATATTCACCACCGGTGACCTTCGTGATGATGCCAGCCTACGAAGATTTACTCCGTATTCAAGCAATCGAAATCAACGATATGATTCGTAAGAGTCAATATGGATTCGAAGTGTCAAATAATATTATTAGATTCTCACCAGTATTTAAAGAATCAAAGACAATATGGTTTGACTATATGATAGTAGATGATAAGCAAGCAAATACATTCCAATCTGGGTCAAATATCGCAAGTGATTTATCGAATGTCCCATATACCAATATCAATTACACAAAAACCAATGATATGTCACGACTATGGATATTCCGTTATACACTTGCATTAGCAAAAGAACTTCTTGGTATCATTCGTTCTAAGTTTGAAAATATTCCATATCCAGACGGACAAATTCGTTTGGACGGCGAAATTCTTAGAAGAGAAGCTATTGCTGAAAAAGAAGGATTAATTAAAGAACTTCGTGAAACACTTGAAGAAACTGGAATGCAAGCACAAATGAAGAAGCAAATGGAAAATTCAGAAAATATGCAAAAGATGTTCAAGAATGTTCCTACTCTCATTTACATAGGTTAATCAATGGCACGCTTCGTTACAAAACGAGATTTTGAATTTATCCAACACATCACTCGGGAATTGATTGATGAAACGATGGATGTTGCTGTTGTATTATATAAAATTGTAGTGGAATCTGCTAAGGTAAATATCTATGGAGAAAGCACTGTAAAACCTAGATATACTCCTGTCAAAGTTAACGCTATCGTCAAATATGATAAAAATACACTAGCAAGAGATGAAGGATTTGGACTAAATCAAGAACAGCAAACAGAGTTTAGATTTGCTCGTCGTATGTTACAAGATGTTAACACCTATCCAGAAATTGGTGATATTATCGGATATAATAATCATTTTTATGAAGTCCACAATATCACAGAAACACAACTTATTGCAGGTAAGCCAGGGTTTAATACCGCAATCATTTGTATGGCACACTTAACTCGTCGTACAAGTATTGATATTGAAGAGGCACAAGTATGACCTTCGACCCAGAATATAAAGAACCTGTAAAGATTGTTAATGATAGCCAACAATCCCCAAGGTTACAGAGTAGAGCAGACGATACGGTAACAGATTCTCCAGCAATTAAAGTTACATTATACACAGTTGATAATGCAATTTTAAAATATATGAATGACCGCATTAAACCAATTGTAACACAAAATGGGTCACAAGTTAAAGTACCGGTATTGTATGGTGACCCAGAACGATGGAAGTCTGCTCAACGGGATGGAGTTATGCGTGATTCTATTGGAAAGATACAACTTCCAATGATTATGCTTCGTAGAACATCAATGAAAAAGACTCTAATTAATTCTGCGGTCAACAAATATTATGACAGAACATTTTATTCTGGGTGGAACAGACGAACACCATATGACCAATTTAGTGTTGTAAACAAAGTAGTTCCAAGTCGAGAATATTTTAATACAACTGCAGCTCCAGACTATTATGAATTTACATATAAATGTATGGTCTGGACTGAATATATGGAACAGATGAATAGTATTGTTGAAAATATCTCATTTGAAAGTGACGAATTTTGGGGCGAAAGAAACAACTATAAATTTCGTACTATTATTAAGGGATTTGAACCACTTACCGAACTACCAAATACCTCCGACCGCGTAGTACGCACTCAATTCGATATGACCGTATACGCATACCTATTACCAGAGTCACAATTAGATGTTGGTGGTAATAGAGGATTGGTCACAAAGAAGCGCTATGGAGTCAAAAAAGTGGTCACTTTTACTGAAATAGAAAGTGAATAATTGATGTTTAGGTAAAAAAACAGATATTTATTATACGAGTTGTATTGTACACAAAAAGAGGTTATTATGGCTGAAATCACAAAAGAAGAGCTGGAACAAATTAGTAGTTTGCGAAATAAGCTCGCAACGGTAGTCTCTGATTCTGGACAATTGACATTACAAATTCAATTACTCCAAGCAGATATTGTAGAACTGAATAATAAACTTGGTGAACAGACTAAGTTGTTCAAGGGG